TGTTTACCGGATCAACGTTGGGGTAGCTGATTGTCTCGTTACCAATCTTGATGAACCCGGCGGTAGCCAAGCCGTCTACGTTGGACACCGTTATGGTGGTGTCTGTGGCCAAGATATTAGCCGCCAATGTTATCGTGGTGAGGTTTTCTTGACCAGACTGGCGGTTGTACCAAACTTGGATTGGGCGACCTTGTGCCAACTTGTTTGGCAGGCTCATGTACGTGGATTCAGAAATGCCGCTGATGTTGATGTCGATCTGGTTAGACGTGGCGTTGCTTTGGCGGATTACCGTGTCTAGGAGGTTGATTGTGTCCGTGGGCATGGGGTAGATAGCTTGACCCGTCACCATTGGAATCTGGCCCTGCTCTACAGTCCAGAAGTTCAGACCACGGTTTGCCCACTCAATCGTCAGCAGGTTCAGAGACCGCCGCGCTGTGCGGAAGTTGTAGCCCGTGCGAAGTTCTTGACCACAACGCTCAAACGCCTCTTCAATGAGGTCGTTCATGTCGAGGTTAAAGACTGAGGTTCCGGTGGTCTTAGCCATTATCTATACCCTGCCGTTTTCTTTGCAATTGTTTTGGGTTGGGCTACGAATTGCTTCCCGGCGGCTTTTCCTGCCCGCTTGGCTTTGGTCGTTGCAGCGTACTCAGCAGGGCTGAGACTTTTGATCGCAGCTTCTGGAAGGTATCTTTCACCTGTTTTACTAGACGGTTTTCCACTTTTGGTTCTCCATTTCTGGTCGCCCCAGTCTTTGAGGGATTTCTGAGGCGCTTTCAATCTCGATAACCCCCGCCAGCCGCCTTGTACTTCTTGGCAACAAGCTGTGCCTTACGCGCCGACCACTGACCTGCGCCAGTGCCCTGCGTTGCTGCGGCTTTTACCTGCGCCAAAATCTTCTTGCGAAGACTAGGTTTTGTGTAATTGCCAGCGGCGTTTACCTTGCCACCCTCTTTGTACTGGGTGAAATCAGTGTCATCCCGCCGCGCTTTTTTCTTAGCGCCGGGCATTTTAGATGGGGCGATGTCGCCCATACCACGGGATGCCATCATAATTTAACAGGCGTAACCGCCGCCTTTCATGGTGATCATGGCACCGCGAGTCTTACCCTTGGTAGCGATACCGTCAGCCCGTTTAGAAGCCGTCATGCCACCTTTAGCCATCTCACGGGGAGACGGGGGCTTGCCTTTTTCAGCAGTATAAATACCAGCGTTCTGCTTGTCTTCATACTTTTGAAGTTCTTTAGCCGTAGGGCCACCCTGCATACCGCGCCCTGCGCCAGCTTCAAATTTTGTTGCCATGATTAGCTCCTTAGATTAGCACTTGGCCATTCCGCCTTTTTTCATCACACGTGAACCGATGCCACCGGGGACACCAGAACCAGCCATTTTGACCTGCGTACCCTTGGTCTTGCCTTTGACAGCAACACCGTCTTTGCTAGGGGCAGCAGTTTTAACTTTGCCCATCGAGGATGCAGCCACACCGCCGCCAGCCATTTTCTTAGCAGGAGCGCCTTTTTTCTTTGCAATCATTGCCATGAAGCCGGGGTTCATTTTTGAAGCCATAGTATCACCACCTTTTGAGAATTTGCGGCCCTTGTCCGCAGTTGTAAAATCTTTCCCCACGGACTGTGGGACTCCTACTTTCTTAGCAAACGATGGCGAGTTAGCTATCGCAGCCATGAAATTGTGTTGTTTTTTACTGGCGCTTGGCATATCAAACTTTAGGAAACCAGCCCTTGCCGATCACAAAGCCAACGACCAACATGCCAAGCCAAATCAGCATCTTCTCTACAACCGTCTTGCCGACCTTTTTGTAGAACTCGCCCGACATCTCTTCAATGGCCAGCTTTGCCGCTTTCCGCGCAATGGCTTCTTCGCGGTCAGTTAGTTGGATTTCGTTCATATCAGCAGTTCCAAGCCCGTAGGCTTTTGTTGATGCGTGAATTCGGGTCGTTCGCCGTTTTCTCGCTTGTTAGCTTCTTTTTCATGCCACTCATCCTCGCACAGAAAGAGTCGCGCCGGGAGCCGCCTTCTGGCTGGGGCCGTTTCAAATTCATGCCTTGCGCTTTCGCGGAGGCCCGACCCTTGGCGTTCAAGCCGCCCGCTTCCGATTTGCCTTCTTTGCGTGTCCATGCTGGTGATTTAGCCATAATTAGCCAACTTGGTTGACCGTCACGATGACGGATGCAGTTGATGGGTATGCTGGTGTTGTAGACGCTGGGTACGCTGGGACAGTGACAGAAGCCACGCTTGGCAACCAAACGATCTGAACGTACTGCCCTGCGGTCAACGACAGGAAGTAGTTCCACCCAATAATCGTACGGGCAAAGATTGTTGCGTTTTTGCGTGCCGCCAAGCTGATGACGCCAGCAGAGCCGGGAACATCTGTGCCGTTAACTCGTAGCCAAACAGTGACGCTTTCAATTTCGTTCTCAACGTTCTGGAACTGACCGCTCCACTGAATGTTGTAATCGCCAGCAACCGCCACTGTAAGTCTTGACCCTGAAACCAGCGTAACGCCGTCCAGTACGTCTGTGGTATTGAATGTAAACGGTGTGCCAGCGGTGATGCTGCCCGTCTGCGTGGTGGTGTCCTGCCAAGCGCCGTGGTTAAAGTACTCCGAACGAGCATAGTCACCGAAGTTTGCCATCGTGGACTGGACGTTTGCCCCGCCCTGCACCATAGGAATAAGCTCCGCGCCCGTGAGGGGTACGGTTGCTGAAGGCATTGCCGAGATTTTTTGGTCAGCCATTATGAGGATTCCAATACAATTTTGTCACCTGACTCTTGCAGGACGTATCCCGGAGCGGTCTCGTCAGCAATGTAAAACGTCAACCCGTTTGCCGCACCGTAGCGATCTACAACGCCATCATCACCAACATCATCACCGGGAGTTGCGCCGGGTACATTGGCCGCACTGACATGCAAAGCAAACCCATCGCTGGTATTCGCCTGATTTGCAACGCCCGTGTAGCCAACGTAAGCCATTAAGCAACACCAGCTTGAATCAGTGTCATGGTGGCCGTACCAGTACCCGCAGTAACCAGCACTTTGATTGCGGCTACTGGAAAGGCGTAGTTGCCGTCCTGATTGTCAGATTTCGCTGCAATCGTTGGGTGCGAAAACCACACGGGCGAAGTCACGGTCTGTGGGTTGTCGAAGGTGTGCTGAACTGTGTACGTCACTGTGCCTGTAGCCACAACACCAAAACCCACATTAAAGGGGCTGATGTACAAGTCCATTGGCAGGACGTTACTGGAGCCAGTACCCGTCTTGGTCGCAATTTGTTGGCGCATGATTAATCTCCGTTTAAACGAGGGCCGAAGCCCCCGAGATTAATTAGGCTGTACGTGTGAAAACGTACGCAGTTGCGCTAGAGAACATGATGGTGAAACGGCCAATGCCCGTAGGGCCAGCAGCAACAGTCAAGTCACCAAAGCTACCAGCCGTATCAGCGGCGGCGGTGGACAAGATACCGTTGGTGGCAACAGCAATAGTCACGACATCAGCACCAGCGGTGTTGTCAACGTACAAGTCCATCACGGTGCCGCGAGTTGCGCCCAAGGCTGCGCCAAGCAAAGTGCCGGTAGGCAAAGTGATGGTTGTTGCCAACGCGGAAGTAGAAGTGATGTAGCCTGTGGCAACTTGTGCTGCGGTGGCTGTGCCGGTAGCGTTAATTGCTGCGGTAGTAGGATGGTTTTGATCGGTGAAAACCAGATTGGTGGCCGTCAAGTTGGTCACGCTTGTGGTAGCGCCAAACGTGGCGTCTACGGTAACAGCACCAGTGAGTGGGCTGATTGAAATAGTTTGGAAGCCGTTCTGCGAACGAACTGGGCCATTGAACGTGGTATTTGCCATGATGGTTCCTTACATACAAGTTAGGCGCATTAGTCTGTATGTCGTCAGCCGGGGCTGTCTAATGCACCGGAAAGCCCGGGGTGGTTTAAATATACTCCAAAAGAAAGGGGGGCACAAGGCCCCCCAATCAATTAAGCACCGGAAGAACCGTACATGCCCAGAGGGTCAGACCAGCCGAAGCTGTAACGCTCACGAGACTTGTAACGGACGTTACCAGTGTCGAAATCACCGTCCATCGACTGAGCCAAAGGCGAACGCACAAAGTGCTTCATACCGTTGGGCACGTCTGTGCACAGGAACCAAGCGTTGGTGTCGGTCAAGAAGTGGTTAATTGTGTAACCACCGGGGATCGAACCGTTGTTCTTCAATGCGTTGATATCGTTGTCAGCAGTGCTGACGCGGAGTTCAGTTTCCAGCAAACGAGTTGCCGTGAACTGCAACGATGGAGGAACCACCAACTTGGCAGGCTTGGCAGCGATCAACAGGCCACGCTCATCTGTCCACAAGCTGATCTGAATAACGGCGTTCTCAAGAGAAGTCTCGTTCAGGTCGGCAGGGGTAGATGGGACGTTGCTGTTAGTACCGCCAGACACCAAGGGGTGTGATGCGCTAAACAAAGCAACACCATCGCCACCAGCGTAAGTATTGCTGAAGCCGTTGTTTAGAACAGCAGCAGCTTTAACTTGCTTGGTGTAAGACATAGCACGAGCCAGAGCTTTGGTGTAACGAGCAGACAGGCTGTCGTACAGGTTGTCCTCGATGGCCTCTTCGGTCAGCGAGAAACCCAAAGCGATGGTTTCGTGGTTGTACCGTGCAGTCCATGCTTCCTGTGCATTGTCATAAGCGATGGCAGAACCCTCGTTTTTGACTGGTGCAGCAGAGAAACCAGACAGTTTGGTCTCTTCTTCAAAGCTACGCTCAGATGTCTCTGTTTCGTAGATTTCTTTATGCTCTTCGCCGTATTTAGCGTATTCCAGACCAAACAGTGCGTTCAGACCGGGGAGCAGTTCTTTAAGTAGTTGTGCGCGTGAAATAGCCATGATTTAGCTCCTTAAGCGTATGCCAAGCCGGTGGCGTTGTTGTACTGATGGATACCGAAGTTGATTTTTACAATTACTTCACTGTACGTAGTAGCAGTTGGAGCAGTTGCAGGAACAACGTCGATAACGCGAACCGGGAACGTAGCCGTCACTGCTGGCGAAGTGCTCAACACTGAGTAGCTAGAGTTACCTGTAGAGGTAGAACCAGCAGTAGCCAGAATCGACATGTTAGTGCCGATAGCATTCTGGGTAACCGTAGCCATAGTTGTACCGGACGAGCAAACAGCGACTTGGAACAGAGTATCAGGATCATCAGCGACCACGGCGAAGATTTTAGTCCCCGACTTGATTTGCTGGCTGGCTGGGTAGTACTGTTGTTGCTGGATTTGACCAGTAGAAGCGTTGGTGAAGCTAACGCCAAGGAACACGCCGCAAGGGGTATTAGCCGTTGTGCCGAGGTCTTTTTCGATAGTACCGCCAATAACGCGCTTAACAAAATCGCCGTAGAAAATGTTAGCGTTATAACCGCTTGCAATTTCCATCAAACGAGTTGCACCTGCAAATACTTGACCACCAATCAAGTTGATTGGTTTTAGCCCGTAAGGGGCATTTACCGTTGGATAAGCCATTTAAGACTCCTTAAAAATTTAAGTACCTTTGCCGAAGCTGGACGAGGACTTACGCTCTTGGAAGAGCGGCATCCGCGCATCGCTTTGACGCATAAAACTATTGTCCACAGCATCTGTCTGAGATTGCGTAACTTTGGCGAAATGGCTATTTCGCTGTTGTACAAACTCAGTAGGTGTCTTGCAGAGCAGCAGCCCGCCAACCTCAATGTTGTCCTTAAAACGACTATTGGGATCGGCTAACAGTCTAAATTTGGGTTGTTCTTCGAGTGCAACAGGCTCCCAACCTTCTCGGAGTTTGGCCGATAAGTTACGTGGGTCAGCGTTGTTCATTGTCGAAACACGAATCCAGCGGTAGTTGTAACCCGGCTCTTTGTCTGGCTCGGGTAACAGGTCAGGTTGCGCCCACTGCTTAGGACGCTCATATACCGCACGTGTTGTCAACTCGCGTGTGAGTTTGTTGTCTTTGATATCAGCCATTACGGGCCTCCAATTCAAGTTGTGCCTTTACATATTGCTCAGGCGTTAAACCTAGCTTTCGGGCGAGATTTACTTGGCTTTGCTTTAGCTTGACCTTGGTGGGGGCCGTGCTACGAACTGCCGGGGCGACAACGGTGCCGAGTCTTGTGCGGCTTTGTCTATTGTCTTCTGGGCTTTCAAATTTCTCTGAAAACCGTTTGCGCATTGTATTGTCCAATTCGCGGTAATACTCTTCAGAACCAACCTCTACACCATTGTCTTTCAGGTCTTCGTGTAAACCTAAAGCAAAGGCCGTCATACCTCGATCCTGTCCAAACCAGCTATTACGCTTTTGCCACGCTACTGCTTTATTGTCCGGATCAGGTACATACGGTGCAGGTTGATACTGCACAGGTTGCTGTTGTACAGGGGTTTCATCCTCTTGTAAAGAGGGCATGCGAAAGTTTTTTACCTGCATGGATTTCAGGTTGGCCATTTGCAACGCTTGGTTGGCCTCCATCATCTTGTCAGAATCACCCGCCTCATAGGCTTCTTTGTAAGCACGCTGGGCAATCTTCAACTCCATATCAGCGTTACTCTGAATGGTAGTGACGTATTCCTTCTCACCCGTACTTA